CCAACATTGAACCCTAGCCTTTCAAGGATAATACGTTCTTTGGTGTTGGATAAATAGTCCTGGGTTGCATAACTAGGCCAACCCTCTTGCTGTGCTTTCTTTCTCTTTACTTTTCTGTGCACATTGGATATATACATATTTGCAGTCCCATTGTTCGTGTACGTCGGACTGAAATTTAAGCTGGCTTGCTGTAGTGCAACCTGCAAAGCCACATTTGAGTCGAGGTTAAGCCTCCGTCTCAAAGTACTCACCATCAGTTTACCGACGGCGGTGGTGCCACTGCGCATCCTCGCAGTCCACATCATTTGTAGGACACTCTCTTGATACTCGTCCCAATCTAGCGTCCTAAGGTTCACCCAGTTGCCTGAAACTAGCGCAGCGACACAACGAGGGAAATAACCTACGCCTTCTCTCTCATTGTAAGACATCCGTAAAAACTCTGCACAGTGCGTCCCAAAGCCCTGCTTCTCTCTCTTGAACCGCAGACCGCAGTTCATCAGCTTGTCGATGGTAATATTCGCCAAATCACTGTCGTCCGACGTCATGACTATGTCGTCGCCCACGTGTCGCACCCACCAGCTTTTGTAGAGCGGGCCGAGGACGATACGTATGTAAGCCCCGTTCAAAATCGAGTTGATTATGGAGGTGCACCTGTGTCCTGACATCAGCGTGCCCTCAGCCCTACGCCTTTCTCCATTCGAGTCTAATATCATCTGCTGGTCGAAACTGTCCACGCACCATTGGTGCCAGGTCTTCTCTGAACCCTTGAACAACTCTTCTATCACTATTTTCTGGGCCTCTAAAGTGTGAGCGCTGTTAAAGTCATCATAATCCATCATAAGCTTCCAACGCCTCAACTTGCCCGCCCACTTAGCAACATCTCGAGTCTTGAACTCGCCACTAGGTTTGAGCAACACGCGCTTATTGCGCCACGCCCTTTCTACAGCGCGCGCTAATGGATCGAACGTGAAATAGTTTATGCTATCACAGGCATACAATGCTCTACTTTTGCCGTTTTCGAGTTTCGTTGAACGTGAAACCAGAGCACGAGGGACACCCGACGCGATAACATTCTTGTCCAACGCCTCGGCAAAATGCCGCCTATTAACCCGCGCTTCTGAAGGTTCATTGCCATTAAAACAGACATCTTTCTTAAACACGTCCCTTTCAACGGCCCTCGAATGGCTCCCGCTCTTGACCCAAGACCACCTGTCAAGCCAGGCCTCTTCTCGGCTTGGCCATCTCACGTTACCTAGTTCGTCTTTGATTACAGCTCTAACTGAGTCACGTATTTGGTCTGCACTAAACGGTGCTAACATCCCAGGCCTACCGTGTGAGTTGAAGCGCTTGTCTAACTCATCCTCCCAATCGACGGGGTCTACTAACCTGCCCCTAAGCAGGTCCGTCTCTACTAGCATTTCACCAAGATAAAAATTGAGCACGCCACAGGATTTAACTAATGTTGATAAATTTTTAAGTTTATCATATGACCTAATGCCAATCACCAACTCCGCCAAATCTTCGTCGCGCTCCCTTAACGCGCACAACCACATTAAAACTCCCGTTGCAGCGTCATTAGAACAATGCTCCCTTTTTCCCTTATAGAGCCAGCCCTCATGCAGGCTAAAGAGCACACGCTCGCCAAAATTCCTATTATCATCCCTGAGATCTTTAATAACATCTCCCAGAAAAACGTTCACTTTCGTCGCAGCACCCTCATGGGCTTTATTTTGAAAGAAACTCGTGTCATCTTCACTCACCTTGTCCAAAAACCCCAGCGGAGGTAGAGCTCTCTCTATTTTCCCCCAGTCGTTCAATAGTGTAAACACAGTCTCCTTACTTACAGTCTCTTGCAAAGGTATTTTAAACCCTCGCATCTTTATGGCCAAACTTTTCAGCTGTCCACCATTCGTGTTTCGGTAACGCTCGCTTCGGCCCAGCAACTCATCTACAGTATGAATTTGCCGGAGGCTTGGATCTGACGTTACCAGTCGGTCCCAAACCCTATTAATTTTCTCATCCAAGTCAACCATCACTTAGTGTCTCTAGCGTGGGTTTTTGGGGCTCAGGAGTGCTTTGCAACTCGAGCTCGCCATGTTCAGTTCCCCCTCTTAATTCTTTGGACGCCCCATCTCTCAGGCGTTTAACATCTTCACGTATTTCTTTTGTATTTTCTTCACTTTCTTTTGTCTCACTATAAAACTCTCTATCGACACTCGGTTCCATGTCTGCATCCTTATCCTCTATAGCATAAGAACCAGCTTCCCCTCTAACATCATCATCTTCAGCAGCCATCCCATCCGCTTTCTTGACGTTCATAACCGACTCTGATATCACGTTCATATACTTCATGGTGGCATCTATATTTGCGTCTTTGTCCATCTTCCCCATGCAGAAGATATTGGTATACTGCGAGCGTGCAATAGTATATGCACGCTCTTCTGTTTCTATGGCCCCATACTGGGCTTTACCTACTTTGAAAGTGGTAAAACTACTAAACACAGGCTTATTCCAATTCTTGCTGGAAACTAGGCTAGTATTGAGGCCGTCAAAATCAACACTAAAAACATTTTTCTTGTCAGGGGAAAACCCCTCGATAGGGTGTGGAGTCCCAGTACTAGGCAACTTCCACCTGAGACTATCCAACGACCCATGGCCTGAGTTTTCCCCAAAGTGGTAGTTGCTCCACTGCCCACTAGTGCCTGGGGGAACGCAGTTGATGTTCGCTAGGCCATCGTTGGGGTTGTACCTGCCAGAAAGCAAGTAACGGGCGCCGCATGCCCTAATGCCACCACCTTCGTACGTTCCTAGTGAACGACAACCACCTAATGGCAAGCCAATGGAGTCCTCCATGTAATGTGG